TTATCTGTCCTCGTCTTCCGTCGTTTGTACGTTCCGCGGAACAGATACGGAACGTTGTTTTTTAATTGCGTAACTCGTTAACTTAGCCCCTACCTCGATAGTTAAGTTTTTTAATTCTCTTTTACCGTTTACAATGTTCGATATTGTGGATTGTGCAACCCCCGTATTTATTGCTATGTCATATTGTGTAGCATTTTTCAATAGCCATTCGATTTTATCTGTATCTACTCTCATATACTCACCTACTTAAATATAAACCACAATAACAACCCTATAAAGACAATCCATGCTATAAACGCTTTACAATCAAAATCATGTTTAGTTATTTTAAAATTCACTTTCATTTTCTATTACTATATGATACAATTTGGTAAAGGAGTGAGGCTATTCGCCCCACTCGATTTCCCACTCAATCGTGAAGATTACAAAGTTGATTTTAAAGGTTACTTTCGTCTTCTTCTTTTTGAGTGGTTTTTTCTTTACCATTTTTCGTCTCATATTTTTCACCTTTCTTTATTGTTAAGGGTATCTCCCTTACATTTATTATTATATAACATATGCTATATATTGTCAACACTTTACTTTAAAATAATTTGAAAAAATGCAAAAAAATAAACCTACCCCGAAAGGTAGGTTTAAAGTCTATTTATAATTCAATTATTTAACCGTAATTAAACCGTCTGGCTCAATCTTAAAGGCCTCTTCCGTTGCCATTTCGCCGTTAGGTTTAACATAATACCAGCCATCGCCGTACTTAATGTATTGGTCGCTCTTCATGTCGCCGTTTGTAGCGTCGCAATAATACCAATGATCTTTATACTTAACCCAACCCGTCGCCATGTCGCCGTTTTCTTTGAAATAGTACCATTCGCCGTCAATTTGAGACCATTTTCCAATAATCTTTGCGCCTCGTGTGTCGTAACGATACCAAACGCCTTTGCCTCCGTCATAGTACCATTTATTGATTAAACAATAGCCGTTTGCGTCGAATCTGAACGTTTCGCCGTTTACAACGATTTCCGTATTGTATGGATATGAACCGTTACTATATTGATACCACCAGCCAGTAGAATTCTTAACCCAACCCTCGACACGTTCGATTTCAGCGTTTAACATTTCTTGAACAGTATTGCCTAAACTCATGTAATATTTAATGCGTTTAATAATGTATTCTCTTACGCTTTTATTTGAGTTTCCATGTAATTCTAATGTTCTAGCAGGGCAACTCGTCGATGAGAATTCGTGGTGTAATCTGATAGTTTCCATACTAGGCTCTACGCCGTAATATTTCATGTCCTCAGCCATTTGGCGCAAACACATTTCCTCGTTTTCTCTGAACTCTGCCTCGCTTGCCGAAATTTGTTGACAAACCTCGTAACCGATTGAATTCATATTCCCGTCGGGGTCGGCGGTACTCCACGAACCGTTGTAAGTATTTTCTACTCGAACGATAGTATTTCTATCAATGTAGTAGTGTGCAAAACCTAAATACGAAAGCCCGCTATCATAACGCCCTTGTAACCAGTTTAAATACGCTTTTGCACTCATACTACCCGCGTCATTGTGCAAAATAAAGTACTTAGGTGCCTCGGTTGGTCGTCTACCCGCGATACCTTGAAAAATATCTCTTTCAATAATTTCTACCATGTTTTTCCTCTTTTCTTATATTTATTTTTAGCGATCAGGCCATGGGTCGTCTGTCACATAAGTTATCATAGGAACATATATATCAGTGGTGTTATTATCTGAAGATACGGGGTTGTTAAAATGGAACATTAAATAATTACTATTACTAGTTCCGCCTATAAACCATGACCCGTATATAGACCCCGTACCGTCATATATTGAACCAATCAACGACGACACCGAACGATACCCAATAGGTATTCTGTTTGTAAATAGAATATATACATTACGTTCAAGGTCGTTTGATTGCGAAATATATCCGGGGCCTCCACGTCGAACAATCCCGAACATATCTCGTTGCAATCCACCGAATTTATAAGTTACGATGTTGTTTACTCTTCGTACATGTAATGATGATTGATTATATCCCGATGATATACTCAACCGTCTCCAACCAGTATCGCCCGAAAGAACATCCCAACCTTTATTATCGTTACCTATTCTTTTTATCCATTTCAACGCGCCGTTTGTTACCGCTGTATCAACGTAAGTCGTCCCGACCGGCGCGGTTACTTTGCCGTTTGGCATACCAGTTCCGTGGATTTCGTACTCGTTGGCTTGCCCGGTGTTTCCGCTTGTAGCTGGTGCTGTTGCTGGTAATGTGATACTACCGCCACCGTCCGATAACGTAACCACGTTTCCAGAAATACTTAGTTTTTGTGGAATACCTACCCCGTCGCGTCTATTTTCGCCCGCTTTTAATTGCACGGCTTTTAGTTCGTCTTTAGTTGCGAGCGTTTCCGTTTTAGTTTCCAACGTCTGAACACGCGATTTTAATTCCGTATCATTGTATGGTTGCGTTAATTCCGTTTTCTTAGCATACTCGGTTAACGGCTGGTGTTCCGTTAAATATCCTTTACTAGCTAATTCTTGTTTTGTAACTAATGTACTTGCGTCTATTTTCGTCTTGCTCTCTAGAGCCTCTAAACGGCGTTTTAAAGGCTCGTCATTATAGATAGTGTCTTTATCTGTCTTTTGCTCTAAAGCCTCAATTTTGCCCGTAATTTGTGCAATTTCCGCGCGGTAGGCATTGTTTCCTAACTCGGCGCGTAAGTTGCTGTCATCATACGTCCCGCCTTGCACTTTAATTTTATTAAATAAGGCGTCTAGCTCTTGTTTAGTTACAATGTTTTCAACGTCCACTACACGGCCCGTTACTCGTTCGATTAGTGGTGTTTCTTGCGATCTATCAATAGCGCTAACTCTTACGTTAAAAGCGAACGCGTATACGTCCGTCGATTGCTCTACTTTCTCGAAATAGACGTAACATATTACCGGCTCGTCGGTAGTGATTAACGTACTATCAAACGGAACTGTAATCGTGTTTCCCTCGATTGTAGCCTCGACTGTTCTATAACGTTTCGTATCTTTAAAATAAAACAAGCATAGAACTTTAGACGCGGTTAGCTCGTCAGTAGTGAACTTGAATACGGCCGTCCCTTTGTCCTTGCTATAAATTTCATGCTCTAACTTTTCAACGCCTCTATTTACGGACGTAATAGTTAAATGCTTTTTAATTACTTTTTCCATACGTTCCCCCTTTTTATTAAATTAAAACGGGAACCCGTAAAGGCCCCCGCTCTAGTTATTTATTATTGGTTGCTAGGTCGTTCGTATGTCATAGCGCGTGAACTGTCGCTAATTCCGCTAGTCGTTGGATCGTTAACAATTCCAACAATCATTAATACCGCGAATAGCGCATTAATGAATACTAACATTTTGTCGATTGTTTCGCCTAGTTCTAAACGAACATTAAATACCGCTAGAAACGTTTGTAATAAAAGCGCTAATGCTGGTACCAATGTTAACCAAAATGTTTTATTTAAAACTCGTACTTTCCAATTAATCATAATATTTTACCTCTTTCTTTTATTGTTTTTCCGGTCTTACCGGTAGTTTAATATAAATTTCGTATAGGTCGTGAATTTCGCCATTACCGCCTAACATTTCGTAACTATGATAGAGTTTACTAATCTCGTTTAAACGGCTTAACGTCGTATAACCTAATTTAATATCGCGCGTCATTTCTTTAAAAAGCCGGTATCGTTGCGTATGTCTGATACCGTCCCGATTTTCCCCGCCGATTTTCTTAACGTCGGAAACGTCCTTTTTTATTTCTGTAATATCCTTTGTTATGTCGGATAGTTTACTCGTAATCATTTCCGCGTTCTTTTTAGATTGTGTTGTAATTTGTGCCGTAATAATGCTCACAATACCGCCCACAAAAGCGATTACCACGGCGTCCGATACTAGAGGGCTCAACGTTCCATAACCTCGAGCGCAATTTCAAGTTTGCGTAAATCTTCGCGCTTGTCGAAAATTGCTTGCTCGGCGGTTGCAATACTTTCACGCTTAACGTTTAAGTCCGCCTCTAGTGAGGCTTTCTCTTTTTTAAGGGCGTTTAAGTCCTCGTTTTTCTTTTGTAAATCTTCCTCTAGTTGTCGTTTTCTTGTTCTTACTTGTTCTAGTTCCATATATTCGCTCCTTTCTATATCTTAAAGCTTACGTTATCGAATCCTAGCCACTTTTCGTCAACATTTTTCTTTATAACCACTCGTCCGTCGGTTGCAATACTTAACGACGCCACGTCAAAACTGTCATTCATCGTAAAGACATAACATTGTGTTTTAGGTCTATATTCCTCCGGTAGAGTTAGTATTACTACCTCTTTTGATGTGTTTCCACCTGTTGCTACACCTTTAAAATAAACTATACCATCAACACTTTTTGAGAATTGTACTAAACCGTAGCCCGCTTTGTGTTTCCAACCATTTTGTAAGTTGGCCGTTTTCCAACCTGTTTCAGTTCCATTTGTAACAATTCTTATCCATTCGCCCCAACGGTTTTTGTCACATCTTCTCATATACATTTGGTCTACATTAAAAGGAATATAGAATTGAACACAATACCCGTCATCAGTACTATGCGTCATAACGTTTACATATCCATAATTATTTGTGCCCGTTGGATTGCTTTTAACACTGAAAGCGTGATAACTGCCTGTTTTTTTTAAGTCATCAAGATTCCCGCTATATTTAAGTGATTTCCCATGCTCCGATGTCAATTGGTGCGTTTGAATAGGTTGCGACTTATAATAGACATCGTTTTTAAAATTAACGGTATTTTTGAATAACGAAGGTAACGAACTCGTGAAAAAGTCCTTTTCGTCATCTTCCGGAATAGCGCCCAACGCGAACCCGTTTTTAGTGAAAACGGCTAGCGTCTTAGCTGTTCCAATTGGTAACGTTGACCTTGCTGTATTTCCGAAACGGTCGGTAACTAATAGGCTAAAATCGTATGCTTTTTCTAATTCGTATACGTTCCCTAAATCTAGCGACTTAGTGAATTGAGGTTGACTCGAACGCTCTCGTAAAGCCGTAGTCCATTGTTGCGTACCGTCTGAATATCTAGCCGTGTACTCTATTTGTATAGTGTATTCATTGATATTACGCCCGCTAACTCTAATTTCCGGAACTGTTACGCTTGTTTGTGCCTTAACGTTCCTATTAGTACGATTACCAGCCCTTAACGGTAAAAATACATTTATTTTAGGGTTGCTATACTCATATACTATTACTTGTTGCGACCTTGTAAACTTACGGCCTCTACTATCTGTTACCTCTCCGATTACGTCATAATAACCGGGTGTGTCCGGTATAATGTCGCCACGTTTTCCGTATACGACGCTTGAACGTGCTGTAATCTTGTACGCCGTTATTGTAGCCCCATAAACACTAGACGCGTTCTTAATGTTCGCGCTAATTATTGAGTAGTTTTGTAAATAATTTAATTCCGGTACAAGCAACGCTACTTTTTCGTTACTCTCGGTTAACTCTAAACTCTCGAAAGTTGGAACCAATGCGCCCGGAACTTTAATTTTATTATTGTAGCTATAAACGTCTTTGCCGATTTGATTATTTCCGTCATACGTTCTAACACAAATGTCTAAAATTCCATACTCACTAGCTGTTATTCTGTTTGCTAGTTCGATAGGTGGTATAAACTCTTTAGTGTAGGCTATGTCAGTCCCCACTTCAAACCATTCAGAACTATTCACACGATACCACACAGTATGTTTAAACGTTTCAATTTTTTGGTCGATTTCTACAGCAACGGCCTGACCTAATTCAGTAGCAACAACTTTTTTTATATTGCTTTCTCGGTCTATCTTGGTTAACGTAACCGTCCCACTATACCAACCTATAACACCAAAGCCGGCAACGTCTGTCAACCTAGCCCATGCGGTAAATGATTTTTCCCCGTTGTCATCATGCTGGATAACTTTACGGCCTTTACCAAACGACTCCCAGTTTTTATCTCGTAAATCATAAATTACGTTCTTTTCGAGAATTACATCATCATTAAATGTAACACTAGCAACACTCGTACCGTATAGATTGTATACATAAGATGAGGCCCGTTCTAACCACAATTCCCACTCGATCGTACTAGTGTTGTTTTCCTTGTCGATTTCAACCTCTTTAATACGTAGAACTAACTGAACGTAGCCGTTATGTAATTTCCGTTTAAAATCTGCTTGAAACATTATTTAACAGCCCCTCCCGCGTATGATACAATTGTAAACTCGTCCCCGAATTTCTCGAAAATGTGATTACCAATGTTAACGCTTTGCCAAAAGGCCCCGGAAACAATAAAGAGTTTTTGCCCCGTCATGTAAGCCGTCAAGCGTCCGCCGTCTAGGAACTCTAGGCGGTCATTGTTTAATACCATTTTCATTTGTGAATTGTTTTTACCGATAATTAACCCATCGTCGGAAATATCAAACACGCTATTAAGTGTTCTAATAACCGCGCTTGATTGTTCCAACGTTAACTCGTATACTTTTTGCCTTTCTCCTAGGCCCTCAATTTCTTTTTCTTGCTCTAGGATTTTTTTATAGGCTTGCTCTAAATCTCCGAAACGGCCCGTAAGGTCGCGCGTATATTTTTCGCTTTCCTTAACACTCTCTAGCTCATGGATAACAGAGGTTAGTTTGTCCGCGTACTCGCGATTACTTTCCTCCCATGCTCTTTTAAACTCGGCTATATCTTGCGTGCTTTCTGAAATAGCCGGCGTCCATGTTCCATTAACGTATACTTTTAATACCTCTTTACCCGTCGAGGTGTCCGTCCAAAAGTCGCCCGATTGTGCAGTTGCTGGCGGTGAAGTACCTTTGTATTTATTAATTACAAGGTCTTTTAAGAGAATACTTTGCGTTAACTCTAATTGTCCGTTTTTGTAAATCTCACAAACGAACTCAGCTTGAACATTTATATCTTGCTTATTTAAATATAAACGTTTCTCGTTGTGTTCCGTCGCGTTCCATGTTTCGTCGTCGTTTTCTAGTTTTGCGCTTTTACGTTTCCACTTGTACGTATACTGTTCCGATATATCAATATCGAACTTAGTTACTTTAGCCTCTAGTGTCGTTGTAGCCTCGTCCGTAAATACTGTTCCGTTGCTAGAGAAGATACGCGCAACGGCTGGCACTTTCGACGGGTCAAATGTAGTTTGCTTTAATAACGTGTGCTCGATAGCTTTTAAGCGGTCGTCAACATTCGTTTCTTTATACTCGATATTTGAGATAACGACTTGACCCTCTCCGTAGTATTTACGGGATAAACTACCCTCAAAGTCTTCAACGCGTCCGCGTATTTTTAAAGCTGGTTTAAAGGTGTAATCAACTATAATTACCGTGTCGCCTTTCTTAACAATCTCCGGCAATTCATTAAACTGTACCTCGTATTCAACCTCGGGGTATGCTCTTTTTTTAAGTTGTAATAACGTTTCGTCAAAGAGTGTTTTTTGCGTCTTTGCCTCGCTCTCGTAAGTGTCCACGATATACCCGCCGTCGTTTTTAACGTCGTCATGTCGCGACCAGCGCGCGCCCTCTTGTAAATCGTGGATAGTGTCCCCGCCTACCCAATAGCGCCCGTCGTTGTATTTGTAACCCTCTAGCGTTAAACCGTCCGCGCCTCTAGCACGTAGGGCCGTAGCTAGGTTTTGAATACTAATGCGTCGTTTAATGTTTGATATTTCGCGCCCGTACTCTAACCTTACGTCTTTTTCTTGGCCTAACTGTTCTTTAATTCTAATAACTTTTCTATGCGGTTTTCCGGCACGTTCCTCAATATCATATTCAAGCTCACACCCGAAATTACCTACAACCTGCCTAATACGTTTGCTCGCGCTTTCCCAACCCTCAAAGGTTAGTTTGCGAGTTTTAGAGGCTACCGCGTCCGGAATTTCAACGTCCCAACCACTATCTAACATAAATCTATCAAGATAATGTTTTAGCGGATAGCCTTTGTCCGCCTCGTATGGATAGACGCTTTCGCCGATTAAATCAATACCAGCGTCTAAAGCTGTAAAGTCTACTCGGTCATGGTCTTCTTCCATGTCCAATATCTCGAACCATAATTTTTCGTTATCGAACGTTAAAACGCGGATATACGATCCGATAGAAATATTACTAATGCTATCGTCTGTTTTATCAATCGAGAATTTATACGTAGCGATACCCGTTTTTAAATCATCATGAAATGTATCATCATAAGCAACTAGTCCATCATGTCCGTTAAAAGAGGCTTGCGCGAGTACGTTATAACGTCTATCGTAAAATGTTATCAATGATACTCACCCCTTACCGTTCCTTTTACTATTTGCGTTTCGCTCTCCGGAAAGACTAAAGCTATTTCAGTTTGTCCAGGTGCTACTGTAAACCCTCGGCCCTCACTTAAATAAACTAGTTTCCCGTCGATTTTAGCCTTGTTAGTGCGCGTATCATAGATACATACTTGGCCTGCTTGAATAACGGGCGCAACGTTGCTAGAGTACCCGAATTGCGCTATTTCGCCGTTTGCGTGTCTGAAACCGAACATTTTATAGTTTCTGTCCGCTGTAAATTTAAACGACGGGTAGCCGTTCGCCGTCCCGTCGTTCGTAAATGTTAGTTTTTGATTATCTTGTACCGCCTCAATCTCGTTATTAGCGATAGCAAACGGATAATAAGCAACAAGCGAGATAGTCCCCGTTGCGTATGTCCCCGTCATTTTATTAAAATTTGTTTCACCGTCCGTCGTTGCTAAAAAGTATCTGTCCGGATAGTCCCCGAAAACGATTTTAAGTGTTTCATTTCGCGTTAAAATCTTCTTGACGAGTTCCCACTTTTCGTCAATTCCGCCATAACATACAAAATCTATCGTAATAGGGCGTTGATTGTAACGCTTGTTTAAAAGACGAGATCCGTTAACGCCCGAATACGTGCGCGTGTTGTTTTCAACGGGTGCTAACCCTCCACGGTTTACGTCGGTTATTTTTAAAATGTTCCCGATTTCTGTTCCGTCTATTTGAATACTAAACATTAATAACGTTCCCCCCGTCTGTATTTTTCTAATCTTTCTACCTTTTTATTTTCCCCGCGAACGATAGGCGCAACAACTCGAGCTACCTCCCGTTCAGAAATGTTGACGGGTACCTCTACCGTGTAACCCCCGTTCGCCATTTCTAAAGCGAATAAATTATTACTTGAAAAGGCGTTAACGCCATAATCGAGTACACGTTTACCGCCTCGTAACAGATTGTCCGCGCTAAAGTCATAACCCGCGATACGTTCCTTAATGCGTTGTAATGGATTGTCTACAACTCCCGCGTTGCGTTCCATACCAACCGCGATACCGGCGGGAATCCAGCGCCCCACGTCGTCCCTCATTACACGCGACGGCGAATTAATATCAAGTGCGCGTTTAATTTTAGAACGAATGGTGCCCGCTATTTGTTCCGCCATTGAATAAGCTTGCCCGGCCCCGTTTGATAACCCGACGGCTAACCCGCTCATAGCGTATTCGCCACTTGAAACCATTGAACCTCTCATAGCGTCGAACGCTCTCGGCATTTCGTTCGCTTTAGATTTTAAATCATTAATGATACTATCCATTTTTTGCGTAATAGTATCTCCGACGGCTTGCATAATGCTATCGACGCTACTTTGTGATTGTTCGATACCTTGGACGATACCCTCGACGATAAATTGGCCTTTTTCCGCCATTACAGTAGACGGCGATTGTATTCCCATTACATTTCCGAACTTGTCTGAAATGTTAGTACCGATTTCCCCAATAGCTTCCGACGGTGCGCTCGCGTTTGCTTGTACACCTTGCGTAATTCCGTCGGTTACGTTTTTACCTAGTTCCTCAAACCCCGCCTCGGCTACTGCTCCGGAAAGTGTTTGTTTACTTTGTACGATTAAGTTCCTTAACGGCTCGGTAAACTCGTCCGTAGGTATGTTGTAGGTACGTCTTAACGCCTCTACTGCCTCGAGTCCTCCGTCTTCAAACGCTTTACTTAACGCTTGTAATTCTGTATCGCTTGAATTAACAAGGCTTTGTACTTGTTGCGCTGACTTAGGCCCCGCTTGTCTTAGTACCTCTAGGAAACCGTCGTTAACGCCTCGTTGCGCTAGTGTTTCCATATTAATACTAAATTGTTTAACGGTTTCCGTATTCGCTAGCAAGTTTTCCGTAATGGTGCTAGTTGCAACTACTGAATCTTGTTTGATACGCTCAAAAGCTGTTTGCGCGCTTTCTTTTAACGTGTCGTACTTAGCTCGTAAGTCGTCTACTAATTTTTGTTGGTTTTCGCTTAGGCTTTCATACGTTACAATTTGACGATTAGCGCCCTCTTCAACGGCACTCGCTACCTCGACGGCCGCTTGTTTTTGCGCTAATGAAAGACTATTAATAGTACTTTCCGTTTCTTTGTGCGTTGCTTGTAACTGTTTATATTGTTCGTCGAGTTGTTTAACCTTTTGTCTTTTCTCCCAATCAGTAAGCCCGCTCATTTCTTGTACTTTGCGTTTTTCTTCCTCAACGGCTTTCAGTTGCTCAACTACCGCGCGTTGGTCGGCGTATGCGCTTGATAACTCTTTCTCAATAGCTACTAGCTTATTTTCGCCCTCTCCGGCTTTAATACGTGCCATTATAGCGTCTTTATTCATTGAAAGTTTACCAGTGTTCTTGTCGTATTTAAGGTTTAGCCCCTCTATACTTGCGTTTAAGCTTTCAATTTTCTTTTTGAGTAGAATCTTTTGAGCGCCCGATAGGCTTTCCGCGTTTGCTAGGCTTATAACCTCTTGTGCGAGTTGCTCGTTTGCTTTTCCGCTTTCTTTAATTCCTTTTAAGTTATCTTTATGTTGCTCGTTGTTTTCTGTAACGCTCTTTGTTAAATCGTCCGTCGCTGTTTTTAGGTTTTTAATATCTTCCTCGGCTTGTTTTAGGTCGTCTGATTTTAAATATTCAGTCAAAGCAAAGAACGCTGAACCTAAAGACGTGATAGCGACCACTGTCCAACCAACCGGGCCCATTAACCCTAATACAGCCGTTTTCATACCTACTAAATCCGTTGTAATAGCAACGAACCCCGTCGCGATACCGCTTAGAATAGCTTGTAACGCTGTCCAACCTAGCATAGCTACAAACGCTAAAACGACCGCGTCTAAAGCGACTTTTAACGGCGGGCATATTTCAAGTAGTTTCTTGAACCCGTTTACGATAAAGGCGATTGGTGCCCCCGCGCTTTTAATTGCGTTATTCATAAATGTAAACGCGCTATTGATTGTATGCTTCAAGCTGTCTATGTGCTGGTCGATATTTTTCCCTGTAACTTGTTTTGTAAAGTCGTCAAACGCTTGTATCATATTTCCTAGCCCTTTGACGGTTGCATTAGACAAGTTCTTTAATGATGTACCTAGTCCGCGTGTACTTTCTTTTGCTAATTCCGCGAACCCTCCGGCGCCCTTGTTAAGTTCGATTAACTTTTTACCGAAATCATTAAACGTGATTTTTCCCTCACGTAACGCGTTGTAAAATTCTGTCTTAGCACTCTTACCGGTAAACCCGAACGCCTCGGCCGTTTTAGTCAATGCGATTGGCATTGTTTCTTGCAACGTCTTCCAACTTTGCATATCTACTTTCCCGCTCGATAGCATTTGTTGGAATTGCACTAAACCACGGCTAGCGTCTTCACTACTTGAACCACTCGCAAGGAAAGCGTTGTTAAGCGCTAGAGTCAACTTAGTTGAATATCTTAAATCTTTAGTGATTGTCGTTAACTGTTTGCTAGTCGAAACTACCTCATCTAGCGAGGTAGGTAAACCGTCGATACCGTCCGAAAGCTGTTTAGTGCTCTTTGCTACTTGCTTAGTATCATAGCCCATTAATTTTAAGACGCGCGGGTAACTGTTTAACGTATCGAAACGTTTAATAGCCCCGTCTAGCGCGCTTGTTAACGTCCCGATAGCCTTTTCCGCAATACGTACAGCCCCGAAAGCTAGGAAAAAGTCTTTAACTTTGCTTTTGCCTTTGTCCGCCTCGTCCGCCGGTTTCTTTAATTGTTGAGGTAGGTCTTTTAGGCCGTTTGTGTTAACGGGTTTCCTTACCTCGTCATTGAACCCTTTTACTTTCCCTTTGGACTTGTCCGCCTCGTTTCCCGTTGCGTTTAAATCTTGTTTAACATTCTCTAGCCCGTTGGTGTTTGTTTTCTTTCCGGCCTCGTCCTTGAACTCTTTTACCTTTGTTTTAGCTTTCTCGGCTTTCTGTCCGGTTTCCTCTAGTCCTTTTTTAACATTCTCTAGTCCGTCGCCTTTTGCTTGTTTAGTCGCCTCGGCTTTTAGTTCCTTGATTTTCTTTTTAACCTTGTCAATGTCCACGCCGTCAACGACTACCTCAATTTTTAATTGTCCGTCCGCCATTATTCGCCCCCCTTTCCTTTAATTTTGTATTGCTCTTTTAACTTTCTCATTTTCCGCTTGTATTCCGAGCTGTCCCCTTTTTGTGGGTTCCATGCTCGAATGTTCCGGACTTGATATAGTAGTGTGTCTTCCGGTACGCCCTCTAAAAGCGCCATAAACTCATACCAATGTAATTTACCTTGCTCGTTAAATAGGTTTATTCCGTACGTTTGACGAAACGCGCTATAAATCAAGCTAGCGTCTTGGATAAAATCTATTGTCCGTTCGCTTTCCTCTACAACCTTTTTCATAGGGTTTCCTAATAGGTCGTATTCTTGTTCGCTGTCTTCTTCCGGTGTGATCACGTTGAATAACACGTACTCTAGTACCTCGGCCCGTAAATCTTCCTCACAATCAATATTTAACGCTTGTAACATTAATTCTATTTTGTCGTCGATTAGTAAGCCGTCATCTAGTTGTATATCTTGCATGTCCAACACGCGGTCAAAAGCTAAATTAATAGGGTACGTTTTACCCTTAAAGGTAAAGTCTTCTATAAGGCGTTCGTTTATCTTCATACGACCGCCCCTTTTATTTGTCTGCTAATTTTTTTCTGTATTCGTCCGCTTTATCTTTGCTAGTCTTTTCTTGTTCTTTTCTGATCTGTTCTAACTTAACCTCGATAAACGCTTGAACCTCGAACCATGCGTTATAAAGCGCGTTAACGTCCGGAAAGTCTTTATAAAGAGTGTCGAATGTTCCCTCACCTAGTGTTAAATCGTAGTTTAATTTACATGTTTCAATAGTGAGATCTAGTGCGCCGTCAAAGTTATCAACGTTTACCTTGTTCCCGTCTAATACGGCTTTTTCAACGATTTCCTTTTGAATTTCGTTTAAACGTTTATTAACGCGTTCCTCAATTTCCGCGTACTCTTTTACTTTTTCCGCGCGTAGGTCGAACCAAAATTCGTGCCCGCCGATTACAACCGGAAAGCCCGAGCGGTTTACTTGAATATCTACCATTTGTTTCCCCTCTTTCTGTTTTTACTCATAAAAAAAGAGGGGCTATAAAGCCCCTCATGCGATTAGCCTTTTACGTGAGGTGTTTCTTTAGCAATTTTGTTGAATGTAATTGTGCAACTAAATTCTTCGTCGTCCCCCGCGTCTCCGCCTCCGCTCTTAATATCTGATAATGTCGCTACCTCGCATACCTCAGTTTTTTCTACTGAGTCAACGATTTTGTGCCATACTTTTCTATCGTCGCCAGTTTTACGCTTTTTAGACGCGATAAGGTTTTGTGCGTCGTCGTCATAGTCGCGAATTCCTTCCGCTTTCCATGATTCTGAAATTCCGACTACTTTCTTTTCTTTCGTGCCGTCGCCGTCATAAAATGCTTTGTCGTCTGTTTCTTCGTCTGTATCGTCTGTAATTGTCGCGATATTCTTAGCTAGGCGCTTGAATTGTTCCTTAGCTGGTGCCTCGGTATGTTCTTTCGCCCAATCCGCGATATAGTGTTTACGTAACGCGTTTTTCTTTGTTGTTGACATTTACTAATTTTCCCCCTTTGGTTTAATATTCACGTTGACTATAAACGTGAACCTAAAATAAATGTTATTGTCGTTTGTAACGTCCATGAGATATGGATCACTACTAACTTTTATTTTTTTAAACTTAAAGGAACCGTCCGCGCTTTCTAGCGTTTCTAGTTCCTCTAAACCTTTACTAATTGTGTTAAGGGCTGTTAGTCCCTTGTTTCTGTCGTTTAAATTTACTTTTACTTGCAACTCGTAGTTAAGTTCTTTATCCTTTGCCCCGTCCATGTATTCAACAACCGTACGGCCTCCCGCGATTGTGTAAATCGAGATCGAGTTGCCTTTGTCGTTAAACTCATTAAATAACGGAATACCGGTGTTTAAACTTTCGATATAGTCGCCTAGTCTTTCTTGTAAGTCCATGCTATAACCCGATACCTTTCTTTAATACTCGTAACCAACTATCCATATTGACAGCCTTAGCCCTATTGTCCCAACGTGCCCCGGTGCCCGGTGTTGTAAAGTTTACGTTTTCCTCATAGAAACGACGTCTTGCGTAAGGTGTATTCCAACTTAACGTCGTACCGATTACGTGCCCCGTTCCTCTTAGCGTTCCTTTCCGGAATGGTACAAAGGGCGTCATATCCATTAGCATTTGTCCCGCTACTATTCTGTTAGCGTTGTTTAAATTAGCCTTAGACAATTTCTTGTCTAGGCTCTTTGTGTCAATTTTTACGTCAACCCTCATTGATTAACTCAACCTCATAAGAGAAAAGGTTATTAGCGAACGGCTCGTAATTATCAAGTATTTTATATATTCTGTATGTTTTCCCGTTGTAAATAACCTTTGATTTCTCTTTTAATGCTGTAAAGGGCGTTGTAAGCCCGTTAACCATGAATAGCACGGCGCTAATACTTTCGCTTTCTGTACTCGCTGTTTGCGTGTAAGTACGTGTCATATCAACGCGACAATGCTCAATGGTTATGCCGTTTTTAAAACTCGCTGTATGGTTTCTATCTTGGCCGGTATATTCTTGGTATTCGACGGTGTGTATAAGCGTGGGCTTAATGTACTTGTAGAGATGCTTAACGTTTCTCATTAGTCAACACCACGCCATAAACGCCCCGTTGCGCTTAGATTGTCCATAAAGCCTAAACAAGCGACTGAACGAGTATTACCACTTTTACCCGAACCGCCATACTTAGACGCGTTACTAATCGTCATGCGCCCAATAGTTAGCGTTTGCGGTGTGTCGTTGATTTCCTCGAGTGTGCTTGTATTCGTGTTATGGAAATATCTTACTTGCTCACGGATAGCGTCTTTTATACATTCTTTAATAAACTTGTTTTCTGTTTGAAAGTCATTGTAAAAGTAAAAACGACGTGTATAAATGTTTACTAGCTTTTCCGCCTCGGACACTAATCGAGTAATTTCCGGAAATGTAACGGGCAATTCCGTTGCTAGTTCTTGCATTTCTTCATGCGTTAAATATTTCAAAAGCCTTTCGCCTCCTTTAACTTAATAAAGGGGGCTACTCGTCCCCCTCTTTAACGTCTTTTTCTTCTTGTTGCTCTTCCGCTAATTCTTCCGGTGTTTTAAAGCCCGCATTTCTTAGCGCTTGGATAAATACCTCGTCGGTAACGTTATGCGTTACTCCGTCTTTGATTAGTTCCAATTTATAGCCCCCTTAGATTAAGCTTTTTTGTGAACGTAAATACCTTTTTTCTTGTTGTTTAATACGAACGCGTCATAGCGTAAACGTCCCTCAACTAGGAAACCGCTAATTCCCGGTGCGTCTTCGTGGATCTTGTAAGTTTCTAATTTAACCGGCGCTGTTGTGTTGGCTGAATGAGTGATAAAGAACTCAACGTTTTCCGGCATTTCAGACTTAGCAACCGGAATTACCGCTAAACCGTCGATTGAACCAACTTGACCCGTTAATAAAACTTGTTGTCCTAGGTCTGACGCTTTAATAAAGCTTTCGTCTAATTTAATAAGTTTGTAGAATGTGTTAGAAACGTATAACACACGGCCTACTCGAGGCGCTTTTGCGTCGTTTAACGCTAATTGTCCGTCTAATACTGACTCATAAGCATTTGTTTTTGTAATAGCTTTTGTAACCACGTTTCCAGCGTCCGCGCCCGCCACGATTTTACCGAAACGGTATTTATCTACCTCCGGAATTACTTGCTCGCTAATTTGACGAGCTAGCGCCTTTCCTACCTCCATTTGTCCCGCTGTATCGTCAATGCTTTTACGGTCAATAACGAATGTAAATGAACGGTCTTGAGACAACGGCATTTCTTGTACTTCGTTTTCTAGGTCTTTAGGTGTTCCGTAACGTGATGTTCCCGATAATGTGTAGTCGTTTAATGCTACCGTATTCACGCTATATACTTTTACTGTTGATACACCAACAAACTCGTAATCTTGGTTTACCGCTGGTGTTGATAACGCCTCTTGTGTAAAGCGTTCGTCTACTTTAGGTGCGAATTTATCCGCGTAATTAATTGCCATATTTATATATCCTCTTTTCTTTTTTTAGTTTTTATACATTGTCAAAGCCGTTAAATAATGCTTGATCTAATTCCGATAACTTAGGCTCGTTGTTAGGATTACCGCCAGCAAAACGCGGTGTACTTGGGTGCTCGGGCTCGCTAGCGTTAAATAAATAACCGTCGCTCTCTTTCAATGCGTCTAACTGTTCCGTTAACCCCTCAAACTCTCCCTTGTCATTGGCCTTGATACCGTCCATATTTAACAGCGCCTTAACCGCTTTTAAATTGCGAACATTAGCACTTGTTAGACTTAAATCAATATAGTTATTAAGTTTGTCGGCTTGTCGTTGATTGTTTAATTCTTCAATCTGTTTTTCGTAGTCCGTTAACTTAGCTTTCATATCTTCCGCGCTTACGTTGTTTTGTTTTAATTGCTCAATCAACGTATTAGCGTTCTTTAAATCTTCCTCGTACTGTTTGTTCTTTTCTTTTGCCTTGCTTAGTCGCGTGCCCGCGTTTTCTTCATTCGTGATATATAACTTGTTTTCCGTCATACCATTAATGATGTTTTCCGCTGTCGCCACGTCGAGGCCTTTCGACTGTAAATATTCTTTAAAGTCCATGTTTTTATATCTCCTTTACGCTTTTATACGAGGTTGCCTCTCGTAAGTAGTTTTCGTTGGTGCTCTTTAACGTCTACCCCTCCCGAAAAGACGGTATTTTATTTTTGAATAGGTGCACGCTCTAGGCTGTAATCACGTTTCAAGTCATGTTCTTTCACGTATTCCCTCATTCGTGCTTGTTGCTTGCGTAGCAACTTTGTATAGTGCTCGACGCTGTCGCTCTTTAACGTCTTAGCTAGCTCTAATTTCCCTTTTGTTTTTCTAATTCGACGTGCAAGCGCGTTCCGTTGTTGGTAGATAGCCTCGGTACGTTGCGCGTCTTCCGGCTCTATTTGTGGTTGGTTATTCTCGTTTATCTCGGGATCATACGGGAACCATTGGTGCCGGCAATTTATTCCCCGGTGCCCCGCTGGCGTTCCATAACCGAACTCGTAAGCGCTAGGATAACCGCTTGTATTCTCTCCGATTGGTCGAATATCAATTACTTTACCTTGACAGTACGAACACGCCTCACGGGCTCGAATGTGTGAAGATACTAGAACGGTGTATAGTTCCTCTTGTTCCATTCGTGCTGTACGAACCTTGTTATACGTGTTTTTCATAGCGTTCCTAGCGACTGTTTCCGCGTATCGCTCTACATTCCATAACCGCCCCGCTTTATCAATAAATTCAGACGGTAGGCCTTGTTCGTATACGTCCATTACCGCCTTTTCTATTGCTTGCTCTAGTGTTACGTTTCCGTTTACTAACTCCCGGCTAGTACGCTGTAATATGTTGTCGTATGTTTTCCGGATAGCGTTGTTGTATATATTGTTGTCTAATAACGTTTTCTGTACGTTTTCGTGAAAGTCTTTAAACGCTATCTCCTTTACGCTTTCAACACTCTTTAGCGCTAGGGCGTAGTCGGGTGTACTAAAAAAGCGGGCGTTTTCGTTTTCCACGTCAACGCTCGCCTCGTTTATTTCTTTTTCTAGTTCTTTGTTAGCTTTTCTAACACTTGGCGCTATCTCACGCCGTACACGATCTACAACGGAATACTTTTTTAATTCGACTCTAGCGCGCCATAAAATCAAGTCTTCTTCCGTTATGTTTAGTTCTTCCGCTAGTTCTTTAATTACAGCTAGCGTTATTTCGTTGTATCTGTTCGATATGTTGCGTGTACGCTCGTTTAACTTCTCAATGATAGTCATTATTCAACCGCCCCGTATTCGTCCTCTAGAGCTTTATTTTCGCGATATTCAACGCTTGATTTGTATTCTTCCTCGTTGATACGCTCTAACCATTCGCCCGCTTGTTCGTCGGTTAGGTTAAATAGACGTTTAATAGCGTCATGCTTACTAATAAACTTGTTGATTGACGCTTTACCTAAAAAGTCTAGTTCCGCGTTTTTATCACTAAATACGCCGTCGTCAAAATCAACGCCTATTTGTTCGTAAGTAGGGATATTACCGGTATATAACCCGCTTGCTTTCCCTAACTCAAAGATTGAGATAATCAACTCTTTTAGAAATTCTTCAATTTCCGTAACGTGTGAGTTTCTAGTGCGGTAAGTGTCTGATTTCTCACTCACTACCTCGGTCGCTGTCTTCATGCTCTTACCGTCAAACGTAAATGTTCCGCTTGCTAGCCCCGTTTGCATTTCAAGCGTAGATAAGAACTTATTAATAGCCTCGATATATTGGCTAGTTCTTAAATCGCTCGTAATGTCTTTCTTGCTCATATCGTCGATACCAGCCGGCAAACCAACGAATACGTCTGTTTCGTCGTCAAAGTAAGTACGAACATTACCTAAAGCGTCTTTCTCACCTCGTAAGAAATGATCACTAACAATAAAACGACGTTTACCTTGTTTGATTTCCCAACGGAACGCGTCGTATGTTTCGTCTATCTGTTGTAATGTTGGTTTCGCATTATCAAAGATTGAAAGGCCCAACGGCGAACGCGGGTTGATATTGTTGAACCCGTAAGGCTTGACGTAAGCAAACAACGGGCGGGTTAACCCTTTAAGAGTGATAACCTCTTGTAAGTCCGCGCAAGGCTCATAGTCAGTTAGTGCAATTCGTTTCCCGATTACGTCTTTATTGTCCGAGTAGTAAAGCTCATGCGTAATGGTGTAGTCGCCGTTCTTTTGCCACTCGTGGAACTCTAGCAAGGTATAATATAGAGTCTTCTTACCACTAGCCTCGCTATACGTCGACGTGATAACACACTCGCTAATATTGTTAGTGTTGGATTGTAACGGGATAAATGTATCTGCTAAACACCAGCTAAACTCGATTTTATTTCCGTCTACATACGGTTTAACCGCTAGGCCTCCCGTTGCAAACATAGCCTCTAAATACTTAGAAAAGTTCTTTTTAAACTTGTTATCGTTTAAAACTCTTTGAATGAACTCGTTTGCTTTACTTTCTGTTTGTTCTTTCTTGTCGCCGTTTATATCGTCTACATAGATTGAACATTGTTCGTTAAATACCACTCCGGCAATATAGCCCGCCACTACTTTCGCCATGTTTAGCGAAATGAAAGGACGTTTAACACGTCGTCCGTTACTGTTTAGATACTCTACCGATTTATGTTTACCCGTATACACGCGAAAATTGTCATTGATACGGTCAATCTCTCGCGGGTCGATAGCGACGCGCGGGTGGTCTGTAATCTTATTAATACTTTGTCCTAAAATAATATCTCTCAACTGTCCGCCTCCTTTCTTGAATAGATAAATCAATCTGTTTAACCAATGCACTTGTGCACCTCCTTTAATGCTCTAACCCTAGGTCGCGTAGGTTATCCATTACGAAATATTGGAACGCGTCGCAAGTGTGGTCGTTTTCTTTGATAACTTGCGGGTCGTCATTCATTAAACTTTTTTCGTCCCATGAATAGGTTTTATGTTCGTTGATAAAATACTCTAGGTTGTTAGGTGTTTTAAGATAATAAAAACGCCCCTCCGCTAATAGCGATTGGACGTATTCAGTCATTACAACTTTTTTCTTTTTAGTTACAGCGTGCCAGCGTATACCGTAGTCCTCGAAATACTGATTGCGGATAGCCCCCTCCGCGCTGTCCATTGTTCTATTACGGATTGTTAACCGCTTGTATTGCTTGCTCATTTGCAATTCAAACTCTCGCAAGTCTTTTGATAACTGACTAGGCGCCTTTTTATGTACGCGTCCTTGCGGGCTGTAATAGTACGTGTCTAGTAGATATACACGCGGTCGTTGTTCGCCCGGTTTGTGTGTCAGTAGTAAACATAATGATGTAGTCGCGCTTTGTTGGTGTCCCGTATCGCTTGCGAAATATAAATAAATAGGTCGCTCGTCTTCCGGTACAGCGTCTACACCTTGCATTAAATCAATGTTATAAACGTTATTGCCTAACCCGACGGCTTGGCCTAGATACAAGTATCTGTAATAGTCATAGTCGTTCCGTTTAATACGTTCTATCTCGTCTAGCATTTGTGCCGTTACGAAACCGAGTGTATCGTCTAGGTAACTAGACTCATGTATTAAATATTGCTCGCTATCTCTTAGGCTTTCCGTCCACTCGTTTATCCAACTATAAGGATTGCGGGGCGGGTTATACGACCAAAAGAACTGTACTCGCTCGTAGTCCGGGTGCTTTTGTCGCATAAAGGTTACGTTTGATTGGTCGAACTCCTCCGAGCTTTTGAACTCGCTAGCCTCCTCGTACCATACCGCGATAATTCCCCCGACTTTATTTGACTTTAGTTTTTCGTAGTCATCTTGTCCGTAAAAGTGGAACGTGCTGTTAGTTCCTTTGTGTATGATCTTATACGGACTTTTACGGGGCTCGAATTTGTCAGATAGTCCGAACTTATCTAAAGCCCATTTAATTTGTTGATAGACGCTATCGTATAATGTATTCGCTACTTTCCGGATAACAACTATTTCTACTCTTTGCCCTTTTTGTATTGCTTGCGCCATTTTAAACACTAGCAACAATGCAATCACGGAAGACTTGAACGAGTTACGCCCGCCTTTTAAAACTATGTACGGCTTTTGTGTTTGCCATACCTCGTAATACGTCGGGTTTATGTTCCTACTCGCTTGGAATGTCGTTGATAATGATAATTTCGCCATTTTCCAAACCTCCCGCCTCGAGCTCGCGTTTGTTCTTCATCTTCATAGCTTTTATTCTTTCTTTCTGTTCCGCTATGTCGTGCTTGTCTTTCTCGGTCGTAGCTAGCTTGATTACGTTCTCGGTTGCTCGCTGGTTTCCTTTTACCGCTTGTTGGAACGTCGTTAAAGCTAATAAAGCCTCGTTCGTAGTGTCGAGGCCTAGTTCTTCTAATTGTTTCTTTGTTTTCTCGTTTGCAACGTCCATAGAGAGTAAGGTTATCATTGCTTTTTTTAAGTCCGCTTTTTTACGCCTAGCCTTACCGCTGTTTATTCCGCCTTTACGGCCTTTCTCTCGCGCTTCGTCCCCGCTTGTGAATACGAATGGTTTTAAGTTTTCGTTATTGCTCAACTCCTCACTCCCTTATACCTCCCTATTATTGGTTTAATTCGTTACTTAATTTCTTAATAGCTCTTTCAAGTTTATTCATAGCTCTTTTTTCCGACGCGGTAGCTTTAAATGTGCCGGACGTAAATTTAAGTCTTGAAAGTTCTTCTTTCTTTCTTGCTAAAGCGTATTTCTGTTCTTCTCGCTTATGTGCTTTATCTATTTGTCGTTTTCCGTTCTTGTACCCGGTAACTTTATTGTCGGTAAGTCTTTGCTCTTTCTTTCCAGCTCTCTTATCTTTAATGTTTTGTTTCAAGCTCTCGTTTTTATATCTTTGTTGAGAGTTTACATAATTTTTAGGGTTAACGGCTTTTGCGTTTAGCGGATGTAACTTGTTGTACTTTGCAACGTCCGCTCTAGTTTCTCTAGTGTACGTCCAATGTTCCGTCCCGTATTCCCTTTGCATTAACCCCTTGCTACTATCCAACATTCTGTCTGACGGTTTTATTTCTCTATATTGCGTAATGTAACCGTTTCTAATCGTAGCAAAAGAACTTTTTATTGCGCTTTGTCCTCTTCCTCCCATTTTCTAACCCTCTCTATATTCTTGTTTTTGTAATATACAACGTTTATATCTTTAAAATCATAATCGACTTGTTCTCCGTATATTAGTAAATTTTTAGGTGTTAACCTTTTTATCATTTCGTCTACACCATTTTTCCATATCTCAAACTTTTCATTGTCATTTTTAACACCTACCGTGCTGATCGCTAATGTAGCTCTCTTAGGTAGTCCGTCGAAGCAAAACTTAAAACTGTTTTCATAAGTCCATGAAACAGTAGGTATTACCGTTAACCCGTAATCTTGCATAATTTGCCCTATCAAGCGTGAACGGTAAACGTTCCATATTTGCATTGATATTGGCATGTCAGTATATAAGCTAAAGTCCGGCGTAAAAACACAATCAACCTCGACCATTTTTTCAATATAAAAATAAGGCCTTTCCCACACTCGATTAAATTGATAATCGTCAATAAAGAAATGTACCCCTTTTTCGTTGTCGCAATTATTCAACACAAAATTAAACCCTTGTAAGTCTTTAGGTACATAGTCAACGCCTTTTATAGTTGGCATGTTATAAAAGCCCTCTACTCTTCCGGCGTCGTAATCGTTTAGATTGTATTGGTTTAGCGTTGTTTCTTGGTGGAACTCGTCGGCGTCTTCCTCGTTGCCGTTTTCGTCCCCTAGCCCCTCATTTGTTTCTATAAACCCGTACTCGCTCATGTCTATGTTAACTATGTTATCGAGTTCGATATTTAATAACTCAATGTCAAAATCTGTATTCATAGTTAACTTATTGTGTACTAAAACGTATGCTTTTTTCTGTTCTTCTGTTAGGTGTGATAGGCGTATACAATCTACCTCGTCATACCCTAGTTTTTGTAACGCGTAAAGTCTTCCGTGTCCCTCAATAATTGTATTGTTTTCGTCTATTGCGATAGGATCATTAAACCCGAACTCTTTCACGCTGTTTACAATCTGTTCTATTTGCCATTCCGGGTGCTCTTTAGCGTTATATTTATATTCTAATAAGTCGCTTATTTTAACCTTTTCTATTTCCATTTTTACCTCTTTTTCTAAACAATAAAAAAGACGCCTTAATAGACGTCTTAGTATGAGCGCTAGGCTCTTAGTGTGTGTATCATTAGGCTAGTAGTAGTAAGCCTTGAATGTATTTATATGGTTTCTCCTTAAAGGATATAGCTATATAGGGGACTCGAACCCCTAGCGTCCGTTTAATCATTAAATTATCGCACCCGCCCCGCCGGTATAGCTCTAGTATACTAGCTTCGCCCTCTAACCCGTAAAGCTAGGCGGTACCTAGGTATAGCCCTAGAGTTTTACTTTTAGTTTTCCGTGTGCCTTTTTCCGGATAAGGAACACGTCCGGGAAATATGTATTAACTTAAATTAAACCCTCCCGCGATAGGCGACGAGAGGGAAATTTGTTATGAGTCCAACCATGAATAACAAAATGTCGGAAGGTTTGCCGTGTTGGCAATCACTCGTACCGGGTTTGAACCGGTGTTTCGCACTGAAATACATAACAGTAGCAAATACAAACTTTTGAAAGGAAATGTCATTACAGGCTTTATAAATAAGCGCGCGTGTTACGTTACACTACCGAGCGTTTAACGGGGAGTCAGGTTTCCCCGTCTTAGAAAAAGAGTGTAAAAAGAAATAGCTTTCCGCTAAACTTTCACAATACCAATATATCGTAAAAGCTAGTGGAAAACTACATCATTTTTTCTAAACTTTAAAGCGAATTCACTAGTCCTAACTTGTTAGCGAAAATTTCTAAAGTCTTATATCTGATATTGTACGCTTGACTTGTTGACCAACCTACACGCTTGGCAACGTCTTCCCACGTTTCGATACCGCCGTTTTTGAAATACTTTTCAACAATTAGCGTTTTAAAATGCGGGTTTATCATTTCGATCATGTCTAACGTGTACTCGATAGCGTCCTTAACATTTTCGAGAAATACGAGGCGTTCGTCTGATAGTTGTTTTATAACCATGTTTTCGACTGTCTTCGCTCGTATGTTGCTCTTACCGCCTCCCACGTTTTCGTCAATCTCGCGTACTGTAAGTTCCGCTTTTCTTAGTAGTATTTTCTTGTCGTAAGAATAATATTCTTTAAATAGTTTCTCAAAATATGCTAGTTCTGACTTATCCATTTATACCCCTTTGCGTCCCTCTAGTATTTGCATTTCTTTTAGTGTCTTTGATAATCGTTCTAACCTTTTGTTGCTCGGCTGTTTATTAAGCCCGTTTTTAAGCTCTTTATTTAGTATTAGTCCCGCTTGTAACCATTTGTCAGACGGCGATTTTAACCTAAATAATTTTCGCAAAAATGCGGTTGGTTTATAGTGTTTTACGGCTTTGTGCATAATTACCTCGTAGCGCTTTTTAAAATTTGTTCTATCGTTTGTTGTCGTTCTAGCGCTTTTAAAATTTGTTCTTCCGTTTCTTTTACATATAATTGCCCGTTTTCAAAGTCTTTAGAATGTAACCATGTATTTATTTTACCGTCGCCACCTACACACGTTTCAATACACGCAATACTATCAATTCTTACTGTATATGTTATTTTTTCGTCGTTACCGTGTCTTAGTTTTATGAATTTCATTGTTTTTACTCCTTTTCGTTTTTCGCGTCGTATACTTTAATCATTCCAGTAAAGCCCCCTACCGATAATTTTCACGAAAAACTTTTCTTCTAGATCTACCGTCCTACCTGCTCGTTTTGTCTCTTGCTCTACTTTGTAAGTCTCCGCTATATCAATTTCTCGGCCGTTCCGGTCGGTAGCCGTTACTTTTCCGCCTTTAGTCGCTGTTACTATTACGTATTCTACATGTTCTAGGTCTCTTAAGTATCTATTTTTATACACTAGTTTATTGGTATATCTGTATACCTTGTTCGTGTATTCTTCCGTTTCTTTAGCTTGCTCGCGCTCTAGCTTTAACATTCTTTCTATCTGTCTCTTAGTCTCTAAAACTGTTACGCTACAAGGTAGGCCACTTATTTTTAAGCTTGTGTATTCTCCTTTAAGTCCGCCGTATAATTCGTGCATTGATACGATACATTTAGTATCATAAATTTCTAGTTTAGTACCTTCTTCCGTGTTTAATTCAATCATTGTTCTTTTACCTCTTTTTCGTCGTTTAACCTTAACTCTTTCAATAGCCTTTTATGCTCGTCGATTGGTTTTAACCCTTTAGATTTCACATATTCGCTAAAGTTTTTTAAAAATTTGTCGGCTTTCTGTACTTTCTCTTTTCCGCTTGCTGTATGCAACGAATTTTACCGCGTGGATCATGTAAGTTAGTGTCCATGTTATAACCCCTCATTAATTCGCATAACCTTTTGTCCTAGTTCCAACTCCCACGCCTCGGCCATATAATCGCCGTTTAGTTGGTGGAACTTAGGGACTTTACTCGTTGTTGTTATATATTCCTCACGCTTGGCCGTCATGGTGTTTAGAGGTTGTTTAAGTTGCGAAAACATATTATTTACGTTTGCCCACGATTTCTCATAACGCTCGGCAATTTCTTTTACCTCGTCCGGCGTTCGTTTAATTAGCTCGATTGAACTTTTATTTTTCTCTAGCCGTCTAGCTATGCAACTGTTTCCGTCGGGCTGTACTATCTCGACGCTATCCTCCCACATGATTATGAAAGCGTCGCCCGATTTTAGGTATATTGTGTTGTTTGTCATTAAAAATGCACCCCGTTTACAGCTCGTTCGATTTCTTTATCGTCCGTGTAGCATTGAAAGCTTTTCATTTTTTGACCGGTCGCCTCGAATTTCTTTATAACGTCTTCCACGGGCTCGAAAACGGTTATATTCGTATTTACGTATTTCATGAACCCTTCTTTGTCCCACGATACGCCTCTATAACAAACAACTGTTTGACGGCCTCCTGTTTCGCCTTGTATGCGGTCGATATTGGTCTCGTCTATCTTTACGTATCGTGTGCCCATTCTGTCCACTTGTAATGTTAAAGTCATGGTTTGCCCTCCTAGTCAATGTATAACTGTTTAATTCTGTCGCCAAATTTCTTGATAGCCTCTATACAGTCCTCGTAATTGCGGAAATACCCGAACTTTACGAACACTTTTGTACAGTACATAGACATACATTTTAAATATCCATCACTATCAACCGCCACAAAATTTTTAGACGTGTTAAAATCTTTCCAATTAGGCGTCCAACCGTTATTACGTTCGTTTTTAAATTGGTTAAACTCATACAACAACTCTCGTCTGTCGCGTTCTTTTTCCGCGTCTTTTTTCGTTTTAAACGTGTTGTTTTGTTTAATGGCTTTTTCCCAAATCTCATTATTAACCGTTGGTATCAATTCGCTAATATATCCGGTTGCATTTATATAGTACCGACCGTTCTCATCTATGAATTTCAATCGTTTATACTTTTCTTTTTTGTACTCGAGTTGCTTTTCGAGTTCTATAATTTCGCGTTCTAGTTCTTTTTGTTCTTCTTCGTTATTCATTTCTTTTCATTCTCCTTTTGCAATCTATACAGTTTTTCTAACTCTTCCTCGCGTGGTTTTGTTATAAATATCGTTTCCGGGTGTAGTTTTCTCATTTCACGTAAAAATTTAATGCTCCGTAACGTTTCCTCTATCTCTTTTTCGATTGACGTCGGTTTAGCGTGGACAGCGGTTTTTAACCTTAGCGCAAAATGTTTATTGCATAAATAACATTCTTTATACGTATATTCGTTTTTCAAGTCGTCTAGTGTTAAAAACTTTTCAATATCTAACCACTCTTTACAGTAGGGGCATATAACCTTACTCATAATTTCCATACGATTACCCCTTTACTTTATACGCTAGTTCTTTACGATAATTCATATACATTTGAACCTCTCGACGGCCTAGGTTTATCATTGTTTTTAGTGTGTTAACAATCAATCTAAACCATACGTCGTCCGCTTGTCCGTTTAAAATCTTGTCAAACGTATAGTTAGAAACCATTAACAACTCTCGGGCTTTACGTTCGCCAAACACGTCTATAATTGCTTGTAATGCGTCCGCCACTACCGCGGGGCTCTTTAAATATTCGACGTCCGGTTTTTTCTGTTTCTCTCCCTCGAGTCTAACTACCGAACATTTAAACTTTAGTTTGTCCGCTACCTCTCTAGCGTATTTCTCACTTGCGAATTGCGTTGCGTTAAAATCGAATTTGTTTAGTTTGATTAAAACGCGCGGGTGTTGTCTGTCTAAATAGCCTTGTTCCGCTGTAAAATCATGCGTACCCGCGTAATATAAATTTCCAATCTTGATTAAATAGTTACTCATTTTCTAATATCCACTCCCGAATTACTTTTAATGTTGTTCCGTTAACACGCTTACCGTTTTTAAAATTACTTAACGTCATCTCGCTTGTGCCGATATTCCTAGAAAGCTCATGTAATGTATACCTATCATGTTTTTCGCGTATCTTGTTAAATCTCGGTATAAGTTTAAAATGCTCTACTTGGTCGTAATTTCCATTCCGGCCTCGCGCCGTTCTTACTGTCGCGTTCTTTTTCTGTTTCTTGTCATTGTAGCCGGAACCTACCAGCCGTTTTTTACGCTTGTTAAACAACCGCTTGTCGTTTCCGTATTGGATCACGTAATTAAACTCTAGCTCTTTAATTATCGGATAACTTACCCCGTCTATAATTATTTCCGTCTTTGCGTGTGCCATTCTGTACCTCTTTTTCGTTTAACGCCCTTACTATCTGTTTAAATACTTTCGTTATTTCCGTTTCTTCCGTGAAAAAATCCTCTCTAGGGACTGTAAATTTACAAGCCCCCGGAATTGGAATTTTTACGTCTTTATCAAACTTTGCTTTTTCGATTTTAGAAAGGTAAATCATCATCATTCACATTGAACACGTCGCCAAAGCTTGTAAAAGGGTCAGAATTTGCAAAATTTCCGCTTGAATTTTGATTTTTATTAAACGGTAGAGTGTTTGTACCTCCGTTGTTTAAAGCGCCGTTATCGTCCTTTTTTGCGCTTTCTAGGAAATTGAACTTTTCCGCTAACACCTCGGTAACGTATACGCGCTGTCCTTGTTCGTTTTCGTAATTTCGAGTCTGAATACGTCCCTCAACCCCGATTAACGAACCTTTCTTAGTGTAATTCGCTAGGTTTTCCGCTGGTTTACGCCACATTACGCAATTAATAAAATCTGTTTCACGTTCCCCGTTTTGATTTTTAAAATCTCGGTCAGTCGCTAGCGTAAACGACGCGTAGGCCGTCCCGTTGCTTGTATAGCGCAAGTCTACCGCTCGCGTAAGTCTTCCAACTACCACTACATTATTGATCATTACTAAATACCCCTTTTCTTGTTAACTCTACTTTCTTGTAATCGTCGCTAGTCAACGCTTTTAATCTGTTGATACGTTTCATAGCCTCGTAATATTCCGCCTCTAGCGGTTTAATATATTCGTTTAATTCGTATTTGTCGCTCGCTAGGAAATAGCCTTTATGTCGTCCTTGTCGCGTTGCAACGATTGGAACGCCCTTACGACACATATCACTAACTGTTTTCATAATTCGACGTCTGTCAACTTTAAATTTGTGTGCTAATAGCTTACTTGTAACCGCGTTTTCTACGCCGTAGTTTAAATGTTCTAAAAAAATCTGCTCGAATACTGTTAAATTGCCCAAACTGTAACCTCCGTTCTTGCGCTCTCGCTATATTTCTTTCTTGCTGTTAGTTCGATTATCTGTTTATCGTCTACAAACAATAGCCCGTTTAACCCGTCTAATACGGCTTTCACATAATTATCGATGTCGGGTTTAACTACCGGTAGCAATTCCCCGCTTAACGCTTGCTCTTTCTTCTTCTTAGTCCAACTAGCCGGGATAGACTTGTAAATAGTTATGTCGATTTTTAAAGCCGTCGTAATGCACGGGATATTATTCTCACGCGCGACGCTCTTAATTAACCGTTCGTACTCTTTCGTTTTAGCGGGTGTGTATACGTGCCCGTATTGTGTAAACCGGGGGCGGGCTTTCGCCACACATTCCCCGTAAATCGTAAAATTGTATCTATCTTGCATTTTTAACCTCTTTGATTAACTCCCTTTTTGATTTTAAATATTTCTCTTTGTCAACCGTTGTTTTGAGTCCGGATATTTGCTTAACCAATTCCGCGTAACGTTCCGGATTGTTTCTGAAAAACTCTTTCTCTTTTTCTTTCTCTTTTTCTAGACCGTTCACTCTTTATACTCCTTTTATTTTGCCCAATCTGGTACAAACTCAACGTACCCCGTTGGTTTATAGCTAGGTCGTTTTTGTTTGAACTTTTCTTCGTCGTGTTTAACTTGCTCTAGCGTGATAATTCCGTTTTCTTTCCACTTAGTCCATATACCTTTCATGTATAAATAAGGGTTATCCTTTCCAATGGATAAACGGAAAGACTCAATTATTGCGTCTTTGTCTAAATTTTCTAGCGTGTTTTCTAGATCATTAATAACAAGTGAGTTACATACGCCGAAATTTTCTTGATAGATTTCAATCAATTCTCGAACGTCGGATTTTTTTTCACTAGTAACTAGTTCGTCATTTACTTTCTTGTTTACTTTATTATTTACTTTATTATTTACTTTATTATTTACTTTACTTTGTGTACTTTTGCTGTCATTTACTCCCGTTGAGTGGGGTTTCTGTATACATAAACCCCCGTCGTCTGTGCTTTCTGTTTGCGGAAACTCGTTTGAACTGTCATTTATGAGAGCGTAAGTCGCGTTTAATGTCGTTTTCACTCGGCGCTCACACGCTTTTAAATATCGTTCTTGTATTCCGGTAGACGTTAAAATATTATTTTTTTCTTTTTGCTCTTTGCTTAAAAAATCAACCTCTATTAATTTCTCGATTACGTCTTTAACGTAGCCGTCCTCGAGTTTTAACTCGTCTGCTATGATAAAAATTAAATCGTCATCATACGTCGCAAAATATCCATTGTCGCGGTAAATCGTGGCAAGTACGCTCATTACCACGGCTACCGCTTGCGCCCCGTAGGCTCTTATAATCTTTTTAATTTTAAGGTCGGATAAAAAGTTAACGTCTAGCGGGAAATAGTCGAGCCCGTCCTTGCGTGGTCGTGCCATTTCCTCCCGTCCTTTCTAGCGTAACAGTCTTTCTAATAGTTCTAGTCCTAGCGATTCGCCTCTATGAATTTCAACTAGTTTCATACGGTCGATTTCTTCCCCGTCTAAAGTGCTAACTTTAACGTCGCACTCGAAAATTACGGGAATATAATTATTTTTATCATCACTAATTGCGCTTGCGGTGCTTTTCGCGTCGATTAAAGAACTCTCGATAAAGTCCGCGTTATTGTTTCTGACCGCCACAAAGTCCGCGCCCATTAAAGCGTCGCAAGTGTGAACTTTTACTTTTAAACGTTCCTTAATTTCAATGTCGCTCACTAACATTCCCGTTTTTTCATTCATAATCGCTAAAACGTATTCTTTACTCATGTTTAATACTCCTTTTTGTATATATATTGTTCGTCTAATATTTCTTTTCCAATACCAAACTCTTTTACTTGTTGCGGTGTGAGTTTGATTGGTATGATCTTGTATTTCTCACAAAACGCCTCTAGGCCTATTGTGTGTTGTTCTATATGATAGTCGCGCCGTAAACACATAAAACGCTTTTTTGAGTGGTCTATCTTTTCTCTATTTTGTCCCATACCTACCGGGTCGTAGTGGGCCACGTCGCCACGGTCGCCACTTATAAAGCATTTCCGGTGTTTAAGGTATAGAAACAACATTCTTGTATGTTCTTTACCTACAAAATATTTTTGATGTCTGAACGGTACCTCGTTTTTAAAACACCATTCTAAAATGAACTCGATAAACTCCCCGGCGTCGTATTGGCTTATTGCATTAAATGCAAGGCTTAAATTTTCGAGGTCGGGGCGCTTTTCTGTTGTAAATTCCCCCTTTAGAAAATCTTTGACGATTTCCGGCGGGTAGCCCGTGTACTCGGATATGTCGTTAAACAGTCCGTATATATAGCCCCGTTGGTCTTTTGTAATTCCGCGGGGGTCTAATATAGTTATATTTGCTTGATATAGGCCCGTGGTTGCGTTTTTGAGGTAGGTTGGTAGTTTTATATCAATGTCCGCCTCAAACGTTAAAACGCCCGCTTTTTTGCTTTTTAAAGTTGCGTTAAAGTCCATTGAACTACTCAACACTTTCAATCGTGATTTTGTTATCTTTTAAGAATTGTTTTAATAACTCTTTCTCGTCGTCGTTTAACCATAATTGAATAGTCCATAATTCTTTACGTTTCAAGTTTTCCGTCCATGTTCCCGCGCTCATTGTAGGTTCTAATTGTGGTACGATTTCATCAATAATTGTTTCGCGGGCCTCTTTTTCTTTTTCCGCTTGTTCTTCTTGTTGTTTGCGTCGTTCTTCTTCCGCTTTCTCGCGTTCTTTCTGTTGTTCTTCCGCTTTGTCAACGGCTTTCAGTACGTCGTTTAATTCTTGATTACCTAAAAGCGGGATAAACGCCTCGTAAGGTTGCCCGGCTTTCTTGCAATATTTAATTAGCGTTTGTCGTTCTTCTTCCTCTTTGGCGTATTCCGCCTCAATTCGCATTACCTCTTTTTCTACCGCCTCGTAAATACTCTTTTTAGTCTGTTTACGGGCAAAAGCTTTCTGATCTAGCATTTCATACGTAACGTCAATACTTGCATGTCTTCCGTATTCAAAGAGTGCCTCTTTTATCCACTCAACGTATACGTCCTTAATTTTCGCGTCGATATTCGCCTCGGCTTTCTTAAACACGCGTTTAAAATCTAAACGGGCTTTTGTTACCGGCTCAATCTGTTTCATGAATGTTTCAAAAGCTAACTCGATTGCCTCGGTCATTTCTTTAAATTCTTTCTTTGTAGCCTTTGCCCCGTTAACGCTGTTTTCGTCCGTCGTAACGATTAATACCTCGTCGATATTTTCCGCGTATGCTTGTAAGGTGTCTAAAATTAGTTGGTAGTTAGTTACCTCGTATTCGCCCGTCAAGTTTTGCGTGATTTCAAAATTATTCGTAATTTTTGCTAATTCTGTTACCATGTCTTAGTTTTCTCCTCACTTTGTGCTTTTTGTTTTTTGTTTAAGTAAATAGCCTTTAACTCTCCTACTAGTACGCTTGGCTTCAAGTCGAATAAATTACCAACATTGTGTTTGTTACATACGTACTCAACTAGTTTCGCGCGGTCAACGCCTAGCGCCTCAATATTGCGCTCGTATTTCTCTACAATCTCATGTAAGTCTTGTTCCATTGTTTTTTTTGCTTGTTGCTGTTTGTGTTCGTCCGTGTCCGCGTCTTTGTTATCGTCGATAGCGTAAAGCCCGTTTAACGCGTATTTACGGGCGTATGATGATGTCGCCCCCGTAATTTGGCTTTCGTCCATACCTTTTTTGTTTTCCGGCTCTCTAGCAAACGCGCTTACCTTTAATTCGTCCGTCCCGTCTGATACTGTCGCGGTAGCTACCACGTAAATACGTCCGCCTACCTCTTTGATTTCATCCGTAATTGTTAGTAGTACGCCTTGTTCCGCGTTTAACGGCTTAACCGCCTCGAGAATATCCTCGGCACTCCTATAACTGTATTTTCCGAAACTGTTATACTGTCCTTTAGGTGCTTTCAGTTTCGTTTGAATTGCTAATAATTTTTCATGTAATTTCATTTTCTATCATTCCCCCGCCGTGTATTTTGTGTATACGGTTTTTAAATATTCCTCGGCGTCTTCAACTTTTACGAGTTCGCCGTCAATGTCGAAATATTCGTCCCCGTCGTAAATGTCGTTACCGTTCCAATCTGTTCCGTAACTTTTTGAGTCTTCCGGCTCTAAATATTGGCCGTGTAATTTCATTTCATAGCTATTCATGGTATAATCTCCTTAGGTATTTATTACTTAGTCAACGTGCCCGCGTTGGCTTTTTTTATTGTGGGTATACATACGTGCCATTCTTCCAACTTTCCGCCTCTCTCGCTTGCTGTTCTTGCGCCCCTAGCGCTAAATAACCGATAAACAAGTTAACTAATAGTACGAAAGCTAGAAACCCTAAAAATTTTAGGTATTTTCTGATAAATGCTTTTAGTACGTTTCGTTTCATTACTCCTACTTTTTGTTTGCGTTCTTGCTCTAGTTGCGCTCTCGTCATGCTGTTTTATCTCCTTTCTTTCTCTTTTCCTCTTTCCATAATCGAGCTACTACCTCTACCGCCTCGGGTTTGTAGATTACGCTTTTATTGGTTACTCTATCTCTTAACGCCACTACCTCCGGCGCGTTCCTTACATTCGACTTGTACCAACTGTTTATATTTATTTTCGTCGCGTCGCATAGCTCTCTAGTCGTAAGTGGTGCCGTTTGTATCTGTAACCACTCTTTCAGTTTTTCGCGATCATTTCTAAACGCTTTAAAAAATAACTCCTTAAATTCTGTTTCTTGCATTGTTCCTCCTAACTGTACTTTACTTAGTACGTAATGTACTATTTTTGATTAAAAAAATTTTCTCGGCCGGCTCTTTAAAAAGTAGGGCCATTTTTAGAATATGTCTATCACTTGGAACGCGTCGCCCCGTTTCCCAATGTCCTACCGTGGATTGTGAGGTGCCTAGTAGTGTAGCTAGTTGATTTTGGCTATACCCTAGGGCTTTTCGTTGCTTTGTGATATACGTTTTAAAGGTCATTTGCTAACCTCCTTTCCTTTCCTTGACACTATAATACTACATAATGTATTTAATTGCAATACCTAAAGTAGTATTTTTTTAAAATTAATTTATTTTATTTTAAAATACATTATGTATTAGCTATAATACTGTTGAAATACAAACGAAAATCAAAGGAGGCGAAATGATGAACACGGGATATATTTTGTCTGAATTACGTTTAAAAAAGAACTTATCACAAAACGAATTAGCTAAAATACTCGGCACTACTCAATCGTCGGTAGGACATTGGGAGGCCGGACGTCGTAAGTTAACGCCGGAAATGTTAGTTAAAGTCGCGGAATATTTCAACGTATCGACGGACTACCTACTAGGACGAGGCACGCCGGATTGGGCAACCGACGACGACGTTATTAAATTCGATAAGGCTTTAAAGCGTAATGATGTAGTCATGAGTTACGACGGCGTGGAATTAACCGACGAGGAAAAGTTACAACTCGACGGAATGATACGCGGAATGCTTTGGCAAAGAATAAAAGATAGTAAATAAGGGGGTTTTTGATTGGATATTAAAGAAATAGTCCGCGATTACGGCACGGCTAACCCGTTCGATATTGCGGACAAAAAAGGTATAGAATATGAGTTTAAGTGTTTACCGGGAAAAATTAAAGGGTTATTATTGTCTACTCCGGACGATAAACCTTTAATATGGATCAATAAAAATTTAAAAGATAGCAACTTGAAATATCTTGTATGCGCTCATGAGTTATACCATGCTTTAAACCATTACGGACTAAACGGGCTATACTCGGCTCATTACGGCGGTAAAGGTAAATTAGAAACAGAGGCGGACGTTTTCGCGACTGAATTAATGATAGAACTATACAACGAACACTACTCACAATATGCGGAAACATTCGAGGTGTTAAAAACGGTGTACGGCGTTAAAGAGGAAATGAGGGAATATTTAATATGAAAAAGTATGTTTTGTTACTTGCAACTACTCTATTTTTAGTTGGTTGTTCTCAAAAGGCGACTGATACTAAAGTTTCTAACGAAACAACCGTAACAACTGTTTTAGAAACCACCGTATCTACTACCGAAACAAAAACAAACGCTAAATTGAAAGACGAAAAACTCGAGGAAATCAAAGAGGAACTATTTAAAAATACAGACATTGTATATCAATTTGCGATAGACGTTAAAGAAAATAAATTAGATACCAGCGTTAAAAATCTTACCGCCTTTAACGCCCGTATAAATGATGACATGAAAAATTTAAAAACGGACATTATCAGTAAAAAGGCGTTTCCAGATAAGGATATTCAACCTATTTTAAAACTATATAACGCTCTATCAGAATTTTACAAAGTTGCTATTACAGGGAATAAAGAAAAAATAGACAAAGCATTAAAGATTGTTGACGGCCACGTTAAAAACGCTAGTAAGCTTTTCGATAATCAACTACCCGAAAAATATCAAGAGTATCATAATAAATAGCCTTAAAATAGGCTATTTATTTTAAAACTATAAGAACATACGTTCTATATGAAAAGAGGTGTTAAAATTGGCTAGTATATACAAACGCGGGAAAACGTGGACGTATAAGGTCTACTATTACGAGGACGGAAAACAAAAGGCCGTATCTAAAGGCGGTTTTAAGTCTAAAGCCGAGGCGCGCGACGCGTCTATATTACGTGAGAATGAAATGTTACAAGGTAAGAATTTCAGTAAGGAAAAAATGCTACTCGCGGACTATATGGAAAAATGGGCTAAACTATATAAAGACGGGACTATTGCGTATAAGAGTATGCGACGCTTGGAAACTATTACGGATTACGTCCGGGAATATTACAACGTGCCGTTAAAAGATATTACGATTGATAGTTATCAGCAATTTCTTAATACACTAGCTCTTACCCGCTCTAAACCGACCGTTAAAAAGTATCATGATTATGTAAAAGCTTGTATAAAACACGCTATACAATCGAAAATATTAATTTATGATCCTACCGGCGCGGTAGTTATCAAAGGTAACGACGAACGGACAAAGGACGAGGATATTAAACATTTAAGTTATACAGAATTTAACGCGTTGCATGAGGCTATTATGGACGGGCTACAACCCGAATTTACAGCGCGTTACGTCATCTTGCTAGGTATGTATACAGGGGCGCGTTTTGGCGAATGTTTAGGCTTAACATGGGACTGTATCGACTTTGAAAATTGTACTATACGGATTGAGAAAGGGTTTGACTACCACTATACGAATGACTTTACGGACGGCAAAACAAAGAATAGCAAGCGTACAATAGAGGTTAACCGTGAATTACTAGACGTCTTACAGCAACTACCCCGCGACAATGAAGACAATCGAGTATTTACTAGAATGTCTAATAACGCCGTAAATAAAACACTAGAACACGCTTTAAAACGTGCCGGTATAGAAAAGGTCGTAACTTTTCACGCGTTGCGTCATACACACGCTAGTATACTTTTGTCGCAAGGTGTCCAACTATTAACAGTAAGTCGAAGACTAGGCCACGCGGACGCTAATATTACCCTAAAAACTTACGCTCATATTTTAGACGATATGAGGGTAACAGAGGCTCAAAAAATCAAAGAGATTTTAACCCGCGGAACATTCGCGGAACAAAAAAGCTAGAAACGCCGTTATTATAGCGTTTCTAGCCTAGGTATACGTTTCAGGAGGGATTCGAACCCCCGACCGTTCGCTTAGAAGGCGAATGCTCTATCCTGCTGAGCTACTGAAACAGTACTAAATTAGTATACCTAAAGACGAACATTCTGTCAATTGATTTTACAGCTATATTGCGA